CATCTTCAGGTCGTACATATTCACGTTCTATTTTTTCAGGTTCTGATTTAGCTGCATCAAGTGTAAGCTCACTTAACATTCTGTTTTGTTTAGCTCTAGCTAATGTTTCTTTTTGTGCTTTGAGTTGCTCCTTAATAGATATTACATCACTAACAATAGGAATACCAAAGTCTTGCACCGCTTTAGAATTGTATATTCTTTGAGCTCCTTGTAAGAATGATTCAGGACTTCCGTCAGGATTATATCTACCCATTCTAGATGGTCCAGAATCTCCTAAATCAAAATCAAACTGAGGAGTACCTATTCCATCTTGACCTTTGGGCACTTCGTGTGTATATCCTAACTTCTCCATTTTTAAATGATCCTCTAACTTATTAGCTTTATACCCCTTACCAGTTTTAGGATCATACATCATGTGAGGTTCAAACTTTTTAACCTTACCACCCTTTTTCATAGGAAGAGAGCCCATAATATCTGATGCACTACTTCCACCTTGACCACCACCAATACCACCACCAGATATTAGACCTTCTAGTCCACCTTCACCAAGAGCACTATTTAACATACTCATCAATCCACCACCAGAATCATCACCCTGTTGTTCCTGGCTTGCTGAAAGATAAGCCTGATCTTTCATATCTTCTATTGTTTCATCATAACTCTTTTGACCCATTTGTTTTGCCACTGTATCAAATAAGAAAGCCTCATCTATACGAGTGGGTGGGCGGTTACCTTTAGGTGTTTTTATGTTTGGAATCATAGCTCCTATATTAGCCTTCTTAGCCATAAGTTTCTTTACAGCTTTTCCGTGCTTTTTCATAAAGGCTTCCTCATTAGGAAACTTCTTGTAAAACTCTGCTTCAGACTTAACGCCTGCTATCTTTAAAAATTCAGCTTTCATATTAGTGGTATTTGTCTAACCAGCCGCCTGGTTGTGGGGTGTTATAGTTTGTAAAGTTAGTCAATTGGTTTAACTCTACCAAAGATTTTCCATCTCTGGCCATAGGAAACTCTGTAACGCTGTTTCCTTTAAACTTGTAATCTTCTCCTGGTTGCATCACCTTTATATCACCAGCGTCAGATACTCCAAGTACAGGGTAGTTAACACCCTTCATTGTTATATTGTTGGAATTGATTTTAGTTACCTCTCCTGGATATGCTAATTGTCCTCTATTATCTTCTATCACACCACCTTCTTGAAACTTATCTAGCCATCCACCATCTTGAGCCTTCTGACAACTACCCTTACTAAAAGGTGTTTTACCAGCAACTGCTTTATATCCTGGCCAGCATCTTCCACCATTTTTCATTTGTGGTGCACCAATAGCAATAGGAGCTGCTACTGCAGGTAGAACTTTAAATAGATTCTTAAATGCTTCTTTATCTTTTATCATTTTAAAGAATCGTGGACTTACTGAGGTTTTACCTGCCTTACCGTCTGATATTATTTTTTTTATCAAATCATCAGAAACTTCATATTGTTTCTCTGTTCCCCAAAACTTTTTAGGTATGTAGTCCATTCTTAGTTCATCTATCCTTGCAGCAACTTCTTGTGGTCTAGATAGATATTCTATTGTTTCTGCTGTATCATCTCCTAAGTTCTTTATGTTTCCATAAACCTTTTCGATGCTCTTTTTATTAGATCCTGTTAGCACCTTAGCATAGTCATCCGTCACTTGAGGAACAGCAGATTGAATTGTTCTAGCATACTCAGGTTTGGTAGCTCTTGCACCAGCATCCATTGCATGTTTGTTTTCATGCGCAACAGTTCTTCCAAGTCTCCAATTTCTTTGGGATAAATTCGGATAAGCTGATTCAAACCTAGGAAGAGAAATAAGTGCTCTATTTTCTGAAGCTCTAAAGAACCCTAATGTATTAGGATTATCAGCAAAATATTTTATATCATCAGCACTTGTAGGAGTCATCACTTTAGTAAACCTTCCTGTTGCTTCTAGTTGATCTGCATTCATTCTAGCATTATTAGCGTAGTTTATCTTTTTAGCTCCTTCAACCATCTGGTCTTTTAACCTTCTTAACACCATTGCATCATCAGCAAGTCTTGGAAAAGTTTTCTCAATATAAGACAAAGGCATAGCTAGTTCTCCACTTGCTGTAAATAGCTCTGGTTGTTTTCTTTTTAATTGTTCAAGTGATGAGTTATATAAATTTTGATTATTACGAAGTTGCCTAGTTAGTGCAGGATCATTAAACTGAAACGTAAAGTCATCAAACCTTGTTCTAAATCCTGGAGCTGACATCCAACTTTTAGTAAAGTCTGCAGCTTCATTAACAGGATTTTGATTATATCCTCTAAATAGCGATTTGAATTTTCCTCCTTTTACTATTTCTTTAAGTTGTGTCAAACCCACTCTAGTGTCTGACAAAGGGTTAGTAAGATTAGCTGCTACTTTTTCAATTGAATTAAAATCATTTAGAAGTGATTTTCTTAGTGAAGGTGCTGCTGCATCAACACTTGCATCTACTGGTCTATAGTTTCCAAATATATTCTTCTTATATAAATTTACTTGGTCTATAGGTATGTTTTGATTGGTAGCCATACTCCAATCAGAACCTTTATATCTTCTAAAAAACTTTGAAGCATCTGAAGGAATTTCAGCAACAACTCCCTTACCGTATTGATTAGCTACATTAAGACGTGGAGAAACATATAAATTATTAAATCTTTTTGCCATGTCAAATGGACCAACCATTGCTGGAGCAATTTGATCTGCAGGTTTTGCTCTCAATACACCACTTGTTAAAGCGTCATCTAGTCCAGATTGTCCAAGACCTCTATAGTACATGTTTGGTTTGGATTTCAATGCATTCGTAAAAGGTGCCATAAGAGGTTTTTTAAACAAACCTGCACCTATGTATGTTGTGGGATCTGTTACTATATCAAGAGCAATTGCTCCAACTGGATTCTGAATGTTTAATACTTGAGATGGTGTTCTCTGTGTATCATATGTAAGTGCATTTAAAAAGTTAGAATCTCTACCTCTTAATGCTTCTATACCCTCCACCATGAGTGATTGAGGAACTTGTAATGCAGATAAGGGTTGTTTTACTAACATACCTGTTACCATATCTCTGGTGTCTTCAGCTAGCCCTCTATCTGTTTGAGCAGCTCTTCTTACACCTCTACCAATTGGTCCTGGATCATTAAAATACTCTTTCTGCTGTGCAGAGAGTTTATCATACAAAGGATATTTCTCATAGTCTACACCTGCTGTAATAACTATCTCATCTAATGGATTAGGTACATCAGCAAATCTACCTTCTCTATATGCAGCTTCATATTCAGGTGTACCATACATCACTGTTCCATCCTGAGCTTTCTTAGGTTCTTCAGGAGATGTTCCAGACGTACGTGCATACATCATACCAGACGCACCAGGAAGACTTCCTCCCATAGCAAACTTATCTAACCAACCACCGTTCAGTTTTTTTAAAGGCGTAGCACCACCAGCAACAGCTCCAAAGAACTTCTTTTGTTTCTCTGTAAGCGCTTTACCTCGAACTGTTCCATCTTCGAGTATCTTCTTTGCTTTATGTGCTGTTAAACCTTTTGCCATTACTTATATGATATTTGTGATGGTGTTACAATAAACTGACTTATAATGTGTGTTGTTGATGAGTCATCAAGTATATGTCTCACCTTTAAGTTTTTAGCTCTAAGGGTTGACTTACCAAATGATTTAGGACCATAATCCATATTAGATTGATTTATAACTTTATCAATAGAAAGAGATTCACAAGATGTATTAAATAATGGTATCTGCTCATCTTTCTGTAATGCCCAGAATGTATTATACTGATAAAAGTTATCACTTTTGGTGAATGTAATAGTCTTACTGTCATTATTTAATATAGGATATTGCATATATGCTGACAGATTATTTTCTGGCTTAGGAACAAGTTCTAACAATCCTGTAGATTGTTGGCCATTATATAATACAGCCTTGTTAAACCATTTATCATCTATTTGTACCTTTCTATTACTATCAAAAGCTCCAGCTGTTGAAGGTAAGTATCTATACACTTTACTATAGTCTTTTACATTCTGAAGTATCTCATCGTTATATTTATAAGCAAATGGGTATTCTATAATGTAGGGTTCAATATTACCATAGTAATAATTATATATCTGTGGATTCTTTAGATGTGTCCACAAACATCCTGTAGTATCTTGAGCATATTTAGCTTCCTGATATTCATCTATAGGAATATCTACAAGTTGTACAAATTTTTCAAATTTACAATCTCCGTTTGATCTAATTATAATTGATTGAATAATATCATCAACTTCAACAGTAATTCCATTTATCAAATCCTCTCTGCTCACACCCTCTAATAACACACCTCCTGATGGATCAAGTATGTCAAATGGGCCTGCGTTTGGTCCAGAAAAAGTTAATTTTATTACTATTGTTTTCATATTAAACTGGGGGATTAGTAGTACTAGTTGTCGTTGTATAATCTGGACATGGTCCTATTAATGTTGCACCTATTATTCCTAGACCTGCACATACTATTTGTGTTTGTCCACTACCTAAACTTATTACTTGTTGCTGACCAAAACAATCTGTATAGTATGTTGCTATTGGTCCACTTACTTCATACTCATAGCAAGTTGGTGAAATTGTAGTAGTGCTAGTTGTAGTAGATGTGCTAGTACTTGTTGTGGTTGTATTTTCAATTCCACAATTTAGATATGCTGCTGATTGGCTAAGTGTTTTAAAATCTATAGGACTTGCATTTGGTGGAGGAAAATTAGGATCTGTTTCAGTTACATTAACAAGCCCTTGGATTGGGTCAAATATATATAATATACTATCAATTAAAACTTTAATTATACAATCACATTCAAATAACATAATGCGTCCAGTGAGCTGTCCAAGACTTACATCTAATTCAACATTACCACTAGAGTAATCAAATTGTGTAATGTAGTAGTCTAGTCCGTCTTTAGATATTAAAACTAACTTATTTTCTTTAGTGTATAATAAATTACTTTCGACAACTCTATTTAGTTGTATTTCAAATTGTACATTTACTACAGCTGTATTTGCTGTAATATCTATTTCTAGAATCTTCTGTGGAGCTGTAGTAGAATTTACACCTAATAATACTGTATCACTTAGTGCAATGTTACCTGCAACACTTGGAGTTTCTCCATATGTTATATCTCTATTGAATGTTGCTGTAAATGGAGAAAGTGTAATGTCCCATTCTTTTATGTCTGTATCTATAGTCCATAACTTACTTGACGTAAAAGCAACACCTGTTGTTGCTGAGTATACAAATCCTGGAACATTTACATAACCATCTTGTGAAGTAGAGTCTTCAGAACCTCCACTTACGTATAAACCTTCAGGGGTTACTGAAATAAATCCACAACATTCATCTAGTTCTGGTGGAGGAGCTATAGTAGTAGTTGTACTTAAACAGGAATCACAATATTCTATTTGTTCAATTCTAGAATTAGAAGCTACATAAAAGACACTATCGGTATTTTCTGTATTAGAATACCAACCTTCTGAAAGACCTTCACAATATGGAGCTATTGGATCCCAAACATATACTGCTTCACCTATATCATAACTATCATAAGAAACTTGTATATAAATTCCTAATACATTTGGAGATATTAAATTCATTGCTCTACACGCATCTTGTGATGAGCCTGTACTAATTGTTGGAGATCCTCCAACTATTTGATATCCTTCTAAAAAACTATCAGTTATTGAATTCTCTGACGGAGTGTAGCATGGAGCTGTTGTAGTAGTAGTTATTGTTATTATTCCTGTACCACCAGTAAGTTCACAAAAAGTAGGTGTAACTTCACCACCCTCTATTACTAAATCTCTAAATGTACTAGTAGTTGTTGTAGTTGGAAATAGTGTTGTTTTTGTAGTAGTGGTGGTAGTGGTTGGTAAAGTAGGAGGTAATAACTCACCTGCTATAACTTCAAGATTTCCAAAACCATCACTTGTACAACATCCATTTACTCCTGAATAGAAGAAGTTATTCTCTCCTATGTAGAAGTTTGGAATATATGAATGAAAAGATATCCAACTCTTTGTGTTAAAGTCAAAAGAAATTGTCCAAGATTTATTACAGAAGTATTTTTCATCTTCAAGATACACTATGTGTCTTGGAGGGTCACTTTTTGCAGTTGTAGTAGTAGTTGTTACTTGTACTGTTGTTGTAGTAGTAGTAGTTTTTCTTATTGTAGTACTAGTTGTAGTAGTACCATTAGTTGTTGTAGTTGTTGTTGTGTCTCCACAAGCACCCTGCACTATAAGACTTATATTACTATATACTATTTGACGAGCACATATTTCAATACCTTGACAAATTGTAGAACCACATTCAAGTAAAATAGTTTCTACATAATCTTCTCCACAAGGAACATATTGTATATTTATAGTATCGTCAAATGGTTGACTTTTATATAAAGTACAAACTTGTGGTAAACGTGATGTTGGATCTGCTTGTGCAAAAAGAGGAGCTGCTGTTCCTTCAATGTAGAACTCTCCTGTATCTTCATCATATTTAATATCATTACGAAGAGGGATATAATCACGCTTGGTAATAATTACTCTTTCAAACTTACTATCATAGACACCATGTAGTCCTATACCATTGAAATGGTTGTCTGTAGGTACATTTGGGAAGTATTGTAATATTTCAAACGGTAAGTGATCTGCCATGAACCTATTTACACCAGAACCAAATGCTGTAAGATCTTGAACTTTAGTTCCTGAAACTAAGAACACTTGTCCTCTCTTAGCATCTACAGTGATTTGACCTTGAGGTATTTTTAGTAAGAATTTATTCTGGCTTCCTACATATCCTAAATCTGTTTCAGCAAAGTCAATTGGTGGAGAACTATCAAATAGTCTTGGGTTACCAATATATGCAGCTTGTGGATTACTTGTATCAATTGTGAGAAGGTTGTTATATAATAATGACTTGTTCTCAAATCGTGCAAGTATTGCTTTGTTTTGAATACCATCCAATGATGTAAGGTTTCCATAGTTCTGTGGGAAATCATGGAACGATAATGCTCTGTAAACTAACCAGTTATTAACTCTAGAGTCAGCAGTTGTTATAGCTGCATCTGAATAAATAGCTCTAAATGGAAACACTGTGTAACATAAGTCATCTTTCCAATCTGGAGGTAGATGTGAGAATACATTTTCTTTATTCTGTTTAGAATATGTTACATTATAATAATATGTGTTATCCTGCGCAATAGGTACGTTTGTTTCTTGTAACCAATCATCAGGAATACCAGAACTTACATGAGGCCAGAAGTCCCCTTCTTTATTATTAAATGCTTGTCGTAAGTCTGTGTTGTATGTAGTTTCACAATAGAAGTTTGGAATACCATATGCAAATAAATACATATATCCATCATAGAAAGTTCTATATGATCCTCCTCCTGGTTCTATAGTAGATGGATCATTAGGACAATCAAAGTTGTGTGCCTTGTATGAAATTAAGTTTCTTACAGGAGTTGTACTACCACCATCTTCTAAATCATAATCTTCTAATATAGATCTTGCAGAGTGCCAATATCTTGGGTATCCAATATTACCAATCTCATCGTAAAATATATCACTATCATCTGGAGCACCCACTCTATTATCTATAAAGTATGGAAGCTTTGTTTTAAATGCAAATCTAGAAATAAATGTATCCCCACCAAATATTGTAGAAGTTCCTGTGTCTTCTATAAGTGCTTGGTATCCTGTGTCAATAGTAGTATATGAATACATTTGTCCATATTGATTTGGAAAAATGTTTTTCATAGATGCATAGTATGATACTACTGTAAGATCTTGTTCTTTTTCAGGAGTAGCACATGCACCTTTATTACCTATTGTAAATCTAGATTTATCTTCTATAAGTGGCTCCCCTCCACTAAGTAAACTAGGTGTTTGACTTGGAAAAGGTAAAGGGGGAACAGACACTGTATTACTACTAGGTAATTCTCTTTCCTCCAATGTTTTTATAAACACAGAAGTCTCTCTGTTCCAGTTATTTATAGAATACTCTTCTTTAGGACCTAACGATTGTACACCTGGTATCAAGTATCTAGTTAAATCTATATCCCTTTGTTTAATTCCTCCATTTATGTTATTACCTACATCAAAAGAATAATCATAGTTAGCTCTAGAATTAAACGACATTGCATAGTTCTTTCTTGTAATACCATTTATGTAGATAGTTAGATATGCTTGATATGCTGTAAACATTACACCAAGACTTTGTGGATTTGATAAATCAGCCATCTTTTTTGAACTATCTAATGCATCTTGCTGAGCTTCTTTAGAAAGAAGTTTATAGTTAGCATTATCTTTAACTTGTACCCAGTGAGCTTTTCCACCACCGAACATTACACTCTCAAGCTTTAATACACTTCCTAAGAATGGTTGACCAAAAGATGTTTCTGGTGAATTAAATACTTGTCTGTATGTAATCTCTCCATCTTCTTGTTCTTCAATTGAAGGTTGAGGTTTTTCATCTTTACAGCCTAAAGACGATCTTCTACTTTTTGTTCTTCTTCCATACCACCCATTATTACTTGTACTATCTCCTTCATAATCAGAACCTTTTTTAACCCCTGGAGGATTTTCAACTTCTCCAGGATCAAACACTTCCTCTGGCATTAATGTCTGTCTAGGTCTACAACAATCTAGCCAACCAAGAGGTCCAGCCCAAACTCTACCACAATATGTTACGTCTGGTTCTGGTGCTCCCACTTCAGTAATAACTGTATATTTCTTTGAAGTACCTAACGCTCCATTATCAAACATATATTGTGTTCTAAATACCCCATTAACGTAAGGTGTATCATTCCAATCAGTGAATGGATCAAACCAACGTATTCTGTGTCCACATGAAGTAAGCGTATTATCAGTAAATACTCTCCATACATCATAATTACCAGGACCAATTACCATCTTACCTAAAAGTGGAACAGGTCTTGTTAATGAACAGATTTCAACAACTTCATCTAAGTCTATAACTGCTTGTGTCACTTTACCATTAAGTGCACTAGTATACTCAAATACACCCTGATTTTCATTTACTGTTACTTCAAGTCCTTGTATTATTGCAAGAAAAGTACTTGTATCTGGTTCAGCTTCTGGTAAATACACCAAGTATGCTTCAGAGTCAGCACTCCATGCATTATTGTTTGCTAACACATATGGGTCTGAAGATAGGTCATTATATGGATAGTTAGGGTAGTAGTAGTCTTCTTCATCTCTAGTATACTTGTTTACATTTCTAAGTATACCTTTTGCTACTATAGATTTGTTTGTTCCTCTGTCAGCTCTTACAATCTTGTAGGCAACAATATCATCTTTCTGATCTTGTGTTAATCCAGAATTTTGTATCAATGTATGCACCTGCGAATTATCTAATCGTACACCAATAGGAAACACAGCATCGTTCTGCATTGTAGGTACAATTTTATCATTGTCATACACTATTGGTCCGTTTTCTATAATAGGACTTACTGCTACATCTGGAAACTTGTGATGTCTAATAGGTTGTTCAGATAAATCTCCCCACACATCTGGTTCACAAGGATATGTTTCTGTTGATTCCCAGTATGCAAACTCACCGTATTCCCATGGTCCTTTATAGTTTGCATCATTAGATTGACCAACAGAAGGTCCTGTTACAGAAGCTGTATTATATATTTTCCACCAAGGTTTAAATCCTACATCACCAGCATAGTAGTCAGGGTCTCCAATAAAATCGTTATTTTGATTAATTCCTGAATCAGCTACATCAGGATAAGCTTCGTTAGCACCCCTTTCTCTTCCTGGAATGTGGAAACCATCTGTCTGTTTACCATTCTTCAATAAAAATACAATTTCAAATGCATACACTTCATCACGCATGTATCCACGAAGATTTACAGCATTTAATTCATCTGCATAATTTTCATCTGCTGGTATTCTGTATGTCTCCCAACCAAGTGTTATTTGATTTGCGATTGACTGATAGTTAATCCTATCAATAGATGTAAGATTGTCCCAAACAAGAACATCTTGTACAGCTGTAACATCTTGTGCAATATCATAATATGGAAACTTTTCAAATATATCTGATATGGAAAGTTGTATAGGTGACTGATCTCCTCCTGTATAAGTTACTTCTCTTGTAGAATCTTCAATACTATATGTACCAACAATTTCAACTGAAGTTATGTTATTTATAGTTTTTATTACGGCTAAGTTGTAATATTCAAACTGTCCTGATAAATCTAAATTAGATATACCTACAACAATAGATTTTCCCACTGGATAATCAAAGTTTACTGTTGTTGTAAACTCATCAGCAATAGGTAAAGGGTTAGTTACAGAATAGAATGAAGTAAGTTCGTTACCACTTGCGTCTGAGTATTGAATTGCAAACTGGTATGTACCTGCTTTTAAATTACCTATAGTTCTGATCTGAGTGATCATTAATTGAGGTATTTCAAAGTTAGGTTGAATTTTAAGCTGATTACAATCGAGCTGATCAGTTTCTGTAGAATTACAAATACTTCCCTCTGATGTTAGATTAATTACATAAGGGATATTTTCTATGTCTAAATATCTTCTAGGATTAACTCCATCTGTCCAGTAGAGTTCTGTTGTACAGTTTGTTATTCTATGTACAACTTTAGGGATTGGATGATTTACATCAAAGTTAAGACAAGGAGCATTTACAAGTGTTTGATATTGACAATCATTATTGTCCATAAATCCAATCTCGCTACCTCCTGTACTTGGGTTGGCTAAAAAGAATATATTCTTACGTTTCTCAGGAATAAAATGAGAACCAATGAGCTTATATCCTGCAGGAAAATCTAAGCACAACTCATTACCTGGCTCATTCTGATAGTTTACAGAACTAGAGTCAAAGTTTTCTACAGCAGCATTTAAAGCATACGTAAGCCTTCCAGGACCAACTTGATTAATAGAGCTGTCTAGGTTTAATCCTGTCCTAGCAACACCTGCATTTAATCTAATGTTACCCTGCTTCTTTGTTTTGTCAGAATCTTTTTTTGATTGCTGTTTAGCCATAATTCTTAATTATTGCGTCTTCTTCTTGTACCGTATCTATTTGTACGAGTTGGAAGTTCATACTTGTTGAACCTGTTCAAGTCTTTTTTTATCCTCCTTTGTTTCTCCCAAGGAGTTTGTTTTTTAATTTCAATCTCTGCTTCTATATACTTCTCATTATATTCTTGCTTATAATAAGCCAGCTTTTGTTGAAGTTGATTGAAAGTTTCATCATTTGTTTGATTAGTTAATGTTTCAAAAACTTTGAACTTAAGAAACGATTCAACATACTCTGCTATACGATAGTTATCAGGAACCAATTGATTTCCTGTTGTATCATATTCTGTAGCATAAAACATTAAGTGAACTACGCCATTTCTAAAATTAGTTACAAACTTATTATCTCTAATATCAAATGAATCATAGGTTGCAGATCCAGGAGTAAACTCTCTTACAGGTGGTGCAAAGTTGTTCCAGTCATTTCTGTAACTTACATCACATTGTTTTCTTGTAGAAATGTTACCTGGTCTTAGTAAATAACTATGTCTATATGATCTAGCTATCTCGTTGTTTGTTTTATACACTGCTTGAACTAATTCAGGCATACATGTACCATCACAACTTGGATGTTGACAGCTAGGATTATTACAAGGAGTTCCTCCTATAGTTAATGGAGATATTTGTATAGTTGTTGCATTAGCTGCTTGTGAGTAGAATGATGTAGCTGAAGGATAAGGATTTCCTGGTATCTCAGCACACATCCAAGCTTCTCTAACAGCATGAAAGTTATCTGGTAATCTTGCTTGAAAATCTTCAATAAACAACACTTGTTCACTTATTACATAAGTAGTTCTGCCTAGCTTTCTTAGACACTTGTCTAGATAGGTAGGGAAGAGCAAATCATCTACAGCACCTGTATCAAAGTAACTTTTGAGTTCTTCTTTTACAGTAGCGTATATAGGCTCTGGGGAAATAAAATTGTATTTATAGTAGTACGACATAATTTATTTTTTCCATTCATGATACATGTGTTGGTATTTATCGTCAGTTTTTATATAGTGTGATAATAATCTTGAGGTAATTCTTGAGGGTTTAAAGTACCATAATTCAGAGTTTCTAAATCTAGCGCTCTCTTTAAACCACATCCACCCAAAGAAGTATCCTTCTGTGTGATAGTTAAAGTTATATATAACTTTTCCTTTCTCTTTAGTTTTCTGCCAGTCAATAGGTAAGTTGACAAACTCTTTACCATCTACACCTTTCACTCTTCTTCTTTTCTTTTTGTTTATAGAAAATTGTCCAAGGCTACCTACTAACTTTTCTTTCTTTCCTGTTTCTAATATATAGTGTTTAAATGCATCATTATACTGATACAATATATTTCTCCACTCATCAAAAGACAGATTCACCAAAGGGTGTTTCTTACAGAAATCATTGTAGTTATCTTTACTTGCACTTCTCCAATCAACAGAGACTCTAGCCATTTGTTATTAATTTGTAGGCTGGGCGTTTGGTGCTTGTCCATCTATTCCTTCGTTACTCATATCTGTCTTAATTTGAAAATATGTAGATAAAAGTTTTGTAGAAGTCATTGCAAGGACTTGTTGCTCTAAGTATCCAGGAAGTGCATATTCTTTATCCAGTGGGTTCTTACATAGATCCTCTACAGAATAATTTGTGCCACAATCACAATCTGGATACATTATTTCATTAGGCACATCTTCTTCAAATAATGCTGCCAACCTTATTGATTTTAATAATGGGTTACTCACATATAAGTAACCATTAGATATCCAAAAATAACTGTCCTTTTTAATTATTCTAAGTTTCAGTATATTTAGATATCTGTTTATTGTTATTTCTTTTAGTTTAGTACCTTTCCCTCCCATAGCGTTTATGGAGTAAACACCTTGAATTACATATTGATAGTTACCTTCTGATATTCTAGGTAGTTTAAATTTAGTTCTTGCTACAGTACAAGGGTCAGCATATTCACAACATTCTGAAATAGGAACTTCTACCATCTCTAAACAAGGAATGGTAGTAAACAGGGTATCGCTAGCCCATAACTTCCTTACATTGGTTTCTCTTTTGATTAACGTCAAGGCATTATTTCTTATTTCAGAAGCAATTGCTCTGTCTGTAATAAGTGCATCAGTTGATAAAATCTTATGCGTAGATCGCACATCTGAAACCAATTTTCTTAATGTTGCCATAATTATATTCTTTCTTCAAATTCAGCCACCTTACCATGCTCATTATCATAGACTAAAGCAAGAGCAGCTCGTACACTATGTACAAAGTTGTTATCTTTATGCCATCTATCTGTACCAGACAAACTAGGCATTTGTTGTATTCTAACCCCTTTTATTTCTTTAGCCATGTAGTGATGTTTATCACCTGTATGGACTTCTCTGTATTTAGCATCACCAAACATGGATGCATATTTTGGATGAGTGGCAAATAATAGTGGTAGTTGATCTATCTTACAGTTCCCATGATGGTAACCTATAAATGTTTCACCAACTACAGTTGCTTTTATTAATCCTTCATCTCTTATAAAACTTACATTCTTTTCATCTGTAAAGTATATATCTAATGCGTGTGCTAGGTAGAAAGACTTTGTTCTATCATGATTACCCTGGACTAATATAACTTCTACATGATTAGAGTTTGCTTTTAACATCTTGATAGTATCTACAAGTATTGCAAAACCTAGTTCATACTCAGAAGAATAATCTAATATGGTATCTTGTGGTGTTCCGTTTGTTGTTGAATTTTGGTAGTTATCTGTATGAAAAAAGTCATTAGATATTGGAAATACCACCTTATCTATATCATAAACAGATTTTACTTTATGCATCAACTTTTGAGCCACTTCGAAAAATCTTCTTACTCTCACTGCAGGGTTGTTATCACCATCAACATATCGCTTTGCTAAGTGATAATCAGATAGAGATAACTCAACATCTGCAAAATCTTTACCACTTTTCTGTGGTGAGGGGATTGGAATGTAGTTTGATTTATAGTTCTCTAAAAACTTGCTGAAATCCTCAGCTGTGTAATCTTTTGGTGTCTTCCTCTTTGAAAATACTGAGGAAGTAAACTTTCCGCTTGGAAGTACTTTAGACCAGTAGTTTGTAATTATGTATTTGTCTAGGTCTATTTTGTGAAGCTTTGCTAGCTCTAGGTGGTCTTTGGGTTCATAATCAAGAGTGATTGTACTCTCTATAGTTCCCTTCTCATTGTTAACCTTCTTTAGTGATTCAAAGGTTGTTGAATCGTTTGATGTTTTTAAGAATACCTCTCCTTCATCTTTCTCTCTACTTCTGATCTCCTTAATTAATTCATCTACTTCATCTTCTGTTATGTTCAGCTTTTCAGCATAAAACTTTTTACTTTTCTTCCAGCCCAGTAGTCCCTCTAGCTGTCTGAGTAGTTTCTCATTGTACGACATTTAATTGTGCTTTAGTTAAAAAATATTGTAAAGATATAAAATTTATTTTGGATATTACAAATAAATTTACTAAACCAGGTTATTATTTATAATCAATTTAGTTATAAATAAAAACTCCTAGGGCTACTAATAACCCTAGGAGAAGCCTTGTAAAACCAACAAAACAAGACTTTTTATACATTAATATCTAGGAATATCCCTTCATCAATTGCCATAACTCTAATAACTGTTGCTAAATCAGGTATCTGATCAGTTGGATAACCATCTATTTTATCCTTACCTAACAACTCATCTCTAGTTACATTTGTTGCAAATGGAGCTGTAAAGTTATTTATGTCTGAGTAGAGATTAAACAAGTGAAGATCTTCACCTATTGTGTCTATTTTTATTAAAGCTGTCATATTGTATTATGAAAATATGATTGCAACATTCTCAGAGTTTGTACACGTTCCAGTGTTTTGAACTTTTAGAATTGTTGTATTTTGATTTACTCCTACATCAACACCAGCTGGTGCTATAAGAGATGACATTGAAACACCAGTTGCCACAGGAGTGGTGAAAAGATCACTATTTTCATATATATCGACAGGTCCTGAATTAGCTCCGTATGGTGCTGTTATTTTTACATTTACGGTAAAAGCCATATTATATTGTTTTTAAGATTTATAAATTAAATTGTACATATATCAACAGATGAATCAACTTGACCACTTGTAGATATTTCCATTGCAAATCGTGAACTACCTGATACTTCAAAAGCATGCCAAGGTTGTGAAGTATTACCTTGGAAAATACTAGTTCCTTGTGCATTCTGATAAAAGATAGAGCTACTAGTTGGTGCATTACTTGCATTAACGTTGGACACCCAAATATCTAGTGTTAGGTTTTGAGCACATGCAGAAGTAGAACTTGTTTGTCCGAATGGACTCAACAATCCTTGTGTCAACCCACCCACTGTAGTAGTGGTGGTAGTTGTAGCTGCTGTTGAACTAGTCGTTGTTGTTTGAGAAGGTGCAGTTGCTGTTATAGTACCTAAATCACAAGCTCCTACAGCACTACTCGTAGTAGTAGTGGTTGTTGGTGCTGCTGTTGTAGTAGTAGTTGTTGTTGATGATGTGGTACTAGTAGTTGTTGTGTTTACTATAATATTACCAATAACCTCAAGATCTTCTGTAAGTCCACCTTTAGTAAACGATACATCTGAAACAAGTGAATTAGTTGCAGATTGAGTATCACTTAATATTACAGCTGGTGACCCAAGACCTTGTAACGTTGCTCTGTTTTGGAAAGTATGTATTCCAGTCTTTTGATTTGTAACTATTACTTTTACTACTGCTCCTGTACCAACTAGAATCTCTCCTGATAATGGGTAATTAGATGCATCAATACTTTCCTGAACTTGAACAACATCGTTTACAAGTATTTGCATGCCTACCTGAAATATTTCAGAAGGTGTAGTAGTTGTAAGTTCCCAACCTAACTTCTCAGGAGTTCCTGTAGTAGTTGTGGTTGTTGTTGGTGCAGTGGTTGTTGTAGTTGTAGTAGCTGCTGTGGTAGTGGTTGTTGTTGTTGGTGCCACAGTAGTAGTTGTTGTAGTAGTAGCTGCAGTTGTTGTTGTGGTAGTTGTCGGAGCTACTGTTGTACTTGTGGTTGTTGTAGCTACCGTTGTTGTTGTTGTGGTGGTAGGTGCAACAGTTGTTGTTGTAGTAGTTGGACAATTAGTTGGTAAGTCAATACAATTTTCACATGTACCAACAGAGCAAACTCGTATAATCGTTGCTCCCATAGGAAGTGTAACTGTATATCCAGCTACTAAATCTACAGCTGGGACTTGTGTTTCAAATGGAGTTGTGAATCCGTCCGCATCTGAATATAAGTCAAAAGGTCCAGCAGCGCCTCCAGGTGGAATGGTTATGGTTATTTGTATTAACATGGTTTAAGGTATTAAAGTTGTTGTTGTTGTTATATTTTCTAAAACTATATCCAAATAATTGACGCACTTGCCTATAGACTGCACTCGTACAATGTTTGTGTAATCTGGAACTAGAGAACTAGTGTATCCATTTAACAAGTCAGTGCCTGATACATCTGTTTCAAAAGGCGTAGTGAAATTATCTACATCTGAGTATAAGTCAAATGCAAAGGTATCAGATCCCATTTGAGATATGGTTAGTAGTACGGTCATCATTATGAACAACAGTTATTATTAATGTTTGTTATTTGTGAGTTAATGTTTATTATCTGTTCTTTAATAGAAGCAATGTCACTAGTGTTAGTTGCAACTTGATTTTTTAACTCGACAAGAACAGAGTCTATTTTTGATAATGCTACATTGATTGTATCACAAGCTTCCACACCAGATCCTGGAAGAGTTGGACCATCGTACACAACTGTGCTCGATACAGTACCATTTGTTCCACAGGAGTTAGTACATTCATTACATGTACTTGTGCATCCACAAGGGTTATTTAAAACTACATCAGTGCAGCAAGGGTTTACAGGTAGGTATGCCATTTTATTTTGTTTTAAGGTATGTAAATTATATAATATACTCCACGTCCAGGTTGATAGTTCTCGTGAGATTGTCCACCACCTGTAGGATTAAGAGTAACAGTATGTGTATGTGGAGGAAGAGGGTCTGCATTAAACTGTCTTTGTCTAAAGGCATTACTTCCACCATCAAATCCTCCACCACCTGGTATGCTATCACCAATGTAAGGTCCTGCTGCCCACCCTGTAGGGGTTATTGTAGGTGTTGATGGTCCAATAGTAACAGCGTGTGTATGTGAAGGAATTTGTCCTTGACTCAAAACTATACCGTTACTACCTACTGGAGTTGATATTGTATAAGTTGGGTTATCAGGTTCAGCAGGATCTACAGCTGTGTCCATTTGTCCACCACTCATGCTTCCATCACTAGTTCCAACTAGCACTCTACCTCTTAAATCAGGGGTTCCATTTTCACCATTACATAAATATATACTTACCCAATCACCTATACCTGCTCCAGAAGCATCAAAGTTATTAAGAAATGCAGTACCTCCAGTAGCAGCAACAATTGAATAAGGAACCATTCTATTAGCAATAAGTTGTTGACCTGGATCATTTTGTATATAGTTTTCAATATACGTATTTATATCTGAAATTCTAACATAAGTGTTTTCAACAAAATTTATAAAACCATTAAGTTGATCAACTAGTGTACAAACTTGGTATATTACAGATTGTAGCACTACTTGTGTATCACTTGGATCTGAACCTACTGGTAAATCTATACAATCTAGGTCATAGTCTTGTGAATCTCCTCCTGAGCCTCCTCCTCCTGAAATTTGTTCTTCTAAACTACATAAAAACTTTACGATTCCTGTTAAGTAGTTATTTAATGAAAGGGGATTACAATTGTCTAGTTCTGCTTGTAAACTTGGACATATATCTGTCTGTGGTATTACAGGAAATATTCCTGTACCATCAAGCGATGAGGTTAGAAAACCTATTAATGACTGCTCTACATAAGATAGAGAGTCTCCATTTTTTATTCCTAGAACAGGGACATCTACCCCTGTATATTTAACGCATTTGTCTGAGGTTATCTCAGTACATCCGTTATAGCAATTTGAGCAATTATTTGACATGGTATTTTATATTTTAACAAGGGTTATTTAATGTATCTGTTAGACCAACTTGCCAATAAGTTGCTCCATCACATTCTTTATTTATTTGATCACTTCCTCCAAGTTCAGTTACGTACTCTATTGAGTTTTCATTTACAACAGTAAATAAATCACCTGCATCAAGGCTAGTAATTCCTAATTGGTTAGCTACTTCATCTATTCTACAAGCCCATCCAACTTGATATGAATTAGGTCCACCGTCACATGATGAACCACCTCCAGCAAAAACTAGTCCAATTACTTTTATAGTTCCTCCTATATTAGCAATTAAAGCAGATCCTGAATCTCCACCCCTTACTGGGTTACAACAAAGCTCACTTGGATCTTGTGATGTAGGATCTTCTAAAGTAGGTTTAAAATATCCTATAATATCTTCCATTTCAATAAGAGTAGATACTCCTTGTCTTTTATATGAAATAGGAAATCCTCCTGTTGTTGTAAAAATTCTCATGGGGCAACTAGCTCCACCTTTAGGACCTGTTGTTCTTCCTGAACTATATAATTCTGGATTACTTGTAAGAGCATTATCTATTTCCGAAGTTGTAGCAAAAGGTAGATTACTTGTTATAACTGAATCTAGTCCTACTTGCTTCCAACTTTCAAAAAGACTTATAACATTAGATTTTAATGAGAATAATGCAGCATCTACATTATTTACTAATCCTGAACTCTGTGGGTGAACAGGAACATATCTCACACCTCTTCCAATTATATTTGCTGAGGTGAAGTATTCTGCCCAACTTCCTCCAGCAACAGTTCCTTCAGTTCCTTGATATATGTTATTTGTTGGATCATAATCATTTTGTATCACTCCAGATAAATCTCTAGAGTCTGTATAAAATGCATCTGCAATTGTAACATGATTATTACTGAGTCCTAATATTGCTCCTGTAGCAACATCTTTTACAACTAATCCAAATGTACCTACACTTGTGTTAGTATTGTTACTACTTATAGATATACCACCTTTAACAGGTCTTGTATATGATCTGTTAGGTATTGATGCTGATCCTGCGTTTTGACCACATGCAGAATTACAAGTACCTAGTAGCTCTGGTTTACCTATTTCCACAATATCTGTTTTAATAGACTGACTTCCAACTTTCACTTCAGTTGGTATAATCTCATCATCAGACAATTCTGAAAGAGGTTTTTTCTTTTCAACACCACATACAACACTTAACTCTCCTGTACTAACTCCATTAGATGATTTATAACCATACCACACAGAAGTAAGACCTGGATTTGATCTGCGAACCTCTCTTAATTTATCTTTTATTTTTTGTGTTACTTTCATAATTTATATCTATGCTGGTGTTATAGGATCAAACTTTATCCATATTGTACTAGGTCCTGATGGGTCAACAGTAGTAGTGGTAGTGGTAGTTGGGCTTGTTGATGGAATAAAAGATAAATTTCCATTACACTCACCTGCATTACTCCAAGTTCTTAAATATTGATTATTAAACTCTCCTGGGCCAAAGAATGCTGTGTTGTCATTTATTAATGTAGTATTGTAAGGGAAATTTGTATCTATTTCATATAACTTAATACCACTTACAAGTATATACATTTTACCTTCATAAACAAACATCCATTGCGCACTTGTCTGGATAAAGTATCCATCTGGTGATGTTCCTGCAATCTGTATGTCTGTTATATTTATTTCAAGTTCTATATCTAAGGTGGTGTAATCCCTTTGAACTATATAAAGTGGATCAGCAACATCTTGAGTATCCATTCTCTGATATATTATTTTATTATTTGAAAATATCGGAGATGCCCAATAAGATCTATCACTTCCTAAAGTAAATAAAAAGGTCAATGTATATGAACCATCTTCATTTATTACTAGTTTATATATTTTACCAGTACCTGGATTGTTATTTATATTAATAGAATTAAGCAGAAGAGTATTATCATCCACTACACAAACTATTGAAGCTAGAAAATATTCATCAGCTGGCCAACTTATATCTATTACATTGTTAGGATCTGAGGTTTCAACAATAGACAAGTCGCTTAGGTTCCATCTCTTTATACTAAGTTTTTCGAGTGAACTATTTGTTAAATATTGGAACATAATATTTTGTGAACTACCTGAGCCTATTATATTCTCTGGAGGTGCACCAAAACTGTCTGGAAGATCAACAAATTGATATTGGTTAGAAAGTGGATTATAGCGATAAAATGAATCAACGCCACTCGTTCCTCTTGCAGGGCGTGCCCACGTACAAGTAGTAGTTTCAACATCTAGACAACCTAGTAATAGTGGTCCTCCAGTTGGTGCATCACCAGATATAGTTAAAATTGTAAAAGGTGTGCTAGAGCTTATAATAAATTCTCCATCACCTTCTGTATCATAATCTGGTACACCTCCACCTATTGTGTTTCCTTGAACTTGAACATTACATCCAACACTTATTGATACATCAGGTGTTCCTGTATTTGTATCAAACGTATAAACATCTCCACCACTTAAGTCAGGTTGAGAGTTAAGTACAGCAGCTCTAATAGGAATATTATTAACAGGTTGTGAAAAAGTTAGTGTAATAGTAAAATCAAAACCTCTAATACTTCTCAATACATTATTTGCAGGTGGATTAGATATTCCACTACATCCTTCTTGTGGTATACCTCCTACAGTATCTCCTGACCTCAGTTGCATATTACTTTGAGTAGCACTAGCTGTAACCTGAATTCCTGAATAAGTAAAAGTAGCAGGTCCTATATACACCCACTCACCTTCATCATTTTGTTCAGTTAATGCAGGTATCCATGTAGCTCCTTCACAATCATCATACTGAATATTAACATTTGCACAACCAGTTGATGTATGTATCCAAACAGTATCATCAGCCACTGTACCTGACAGTGTAGCATTGTATGGTCCTGTTTGATCAATGTTATATACTTGAAGTGTTTCTGGTTGAATTACCTGTAATAATCCATTTACACCCCATACAGGCATAGCTTTACTTGTACTAGTCCACGCATTGGTAAATTCAGGAACACCACGCTGTTGTAAATTAATAACAGGTGATGATGATGTCCAAGAACTTAAGTCTAACCCTTCATATTGTCTTACACGGTTTGATGCATTATTAGGTGATTCATTTTCATAGTATCTACCAGAAAGAATAACATTGTCATCATTAGTAATAAACATTCCTGTAAGCTCTGTTGTAATTCCATACGTATTACCAAAACTTACAGTTGCTTTATCTATTTTATTATTTTCATTTAGTAGAATGTTACCAGATGTAGAAATATCCCATGAGTAAACACCCATACTAGCTTCACCATCATCTCTTGCACCAAATCCTGCAAGTAACGTATTATTATCAGCAGTTGTAGCTATTGCAGTTATTTCACTTCCCCATATACCTCTGCTAGATAGATTATCTACATCAATAGATATTTCTCTAACAAAAGATAGAGTTGGTGTAGGACCAGATGTATCTATATCCCATTCTCTAATATATTGAAGTTCAGGTGGTCTAGCATTATTTACATTGAAATCACCTACATAGAAATCAATAATTACTCCCCTCACATCTGTTGGAGATATATTAGTAAGTGCTAATTTTGAAATACCATTGTTTTCTGCTGTAATTTTAGTTGATCCAACTTGAAAAGACCCATTTCCAGACTCCTGATAAGCTTGCATGTTAACTTGATTTGGACTTATCTGTATTGTTTCGTATGTAGGAATGTCTTGCTCATCATCACCTCTAACACATTGTATAATCTGCTCACCTCTAATAGGAGAATCACTGGTTACAGATACAATCTCTATATCACCTTCTGTTCTTGGATCTCCACTATAGCCCCATGCACTAGATATAAATTGAATACAGTTTATAGGAGGATCAAACTCCATAGTCAATTCTCCATTAACTTTTAATGCGAAACTTGCACTTGTACTAGTATTTGTCTGATTTATGTAAAATCCATCACATAGGTCAAAAGTTCCTGGTGTTGAATCATATATTGGATCAGGACCATTAAATGTTGTAGTTAACACTACACCATTAGATAATGTTTTTGTTCCATTTCCTGTTACAGCATTAGGAAAACCTTCTGGATTAGTTATATCAATATTACCACAAGCTGCAGAAGATGCAGGATAGCTAGCTAACCATAACTTACTTGATGTAGAACAGATAGGTCTATTTATTCCTGAAGTGATTGTAAAATCATTAGGCACTAACACCACAGTTGATGAGTTAGTATTGAAGTCGTATACAGCTATTTCTCCAGGGTTACCTCCATAAGTTGACCAAGTACATGGTGAGAATCCTGGATATCCAGTAGTAGTGGTAGTTGTAGTTTCTGGCGCAGGGCAAACAATTGTTCCACTAAAGTTACAGTCTGGTATTATACAATTAATCTCTCCAGAGAAATCACAATTTGGTGTAGCACAGTTGTATATATCTGTTGTAAAGGGTGCACAATCTGCACCTAAATCTAACAATCTAACAGTTGTTGTTCCATCAGGAGCTACGACTTCATAACCTAATAAAAGGTCAGCCTTGCTTACATTTTGTGCAAATGGTGTAGTGAAACCATCAACATCAGAGTACAGATCAAAAGGACCTGACTCTGCACCTGCGAAACTTAATGTTATAAATATTATCATCTTCTTTACTTAGTTTTGATTTGTGGTTGTGGTTGTGGTTGGATTACATCCAGCTACTATCTGCTGTTGTATTTCTTGTGAACTTGCATCATTGCTCCAACTTCCACCAGTTTGTTCTGCTAATTCTCTCCATGGATATATGCCATCTACAGTAGCTGAAGAACAACAAGGACTTCCTCCTACTAGATCTACACCTTCACCTAAAACAAAATATTTAATTCCATTTGCCTGAGCATATGTAATCATACTTTGTATACCTTGCCAAGTAACTACGTCAAAGAAATCTCTAGTGCTTCCTGGAAATTGGTCAGTTAATATAATAACATATTTTGCAACATTTGGTCTAAATGCTCCTCCAAAATTTGATTCTGTGACTAATTTAGCTGCATAGTCACTAGGTTCAGCAGCCAGAACGCCATTACCCATTCGAACACAACCATCTCCAGTTCCAGCTCCTCCATTTAATTTTTGAAGTTGTTGATTAAAGGTTGCTTGATTATTGTCACTAAAGGTTTCCCAAGCAGTAATAACTTGATAGAGATCATATGAAACAAAATCTGGATTTACACTTGGAGTAGGACCATTTATAATTTTTTGACTAGAATCTAAATTTATGTAATCTGCACAATTTTGATAAAGAGAGTTGCTGTTCTGATACTCATCAGCAGTTACTAAAGATAATCTATATCCACCAGCACCTGACTGAGTAGAAATAGCATTTACAATACCTGCTATTCCTGCTTTTACATTTTCAACTATAGGATACATTGATGCTGTATAATCAAATACAAATGCTACATCCAATCCATCTGTACATGGAGTGTCTTCTGGAGTGGCAGTTGTAGTAGTTGTAGTTGTTGGAGCAACTCCACCACATGCATATAAATCAAAGACTACACCAGCTAATGGAAGACTTGTATTGTTAGTTAATACTAATCTAGAGATACCTCCTGCTTCTGGTGTAATAACAGTAATTCCACTTTGTAAACTTGGACTAATTTGTACACCTGTTAAGTTAATTTGATTTTCATTAACTTGAGTTGTTTCATAAGTAGCAGTGGCTTCATTTAAGCTACAGCTAAGTAATGTTTCACCTACAATAGGATCTAAAGATGTTACAGTTACAGTTTCTGTCTCACCTAAGAAACTACTATATCCATATCCAGTACTAACAAGTGCTACAGAAACTACAGGTGGATCAAATTCTAAAACTATAGATCCTCCTATTACTAGAGGGAACTGAGTCTTATCAGTATCATTATATGTATTAACTAATACTCCATCACACAATTCTTCTGTTCCAGGATCTGTTAATAAAGTAGGTGATATTGTTGGTCCTGTATAAGTTGTAGTTAATTGAACACCATTAGATAATACTTTTGTACCGTTACCTGTTATACCATCAGGGAAACCTTCTGGTAAATTTGTATTAAAAGGTGTATCACACTGAGGTGGAGGTGGAATCTCTCTAACTTGGAAACATCCTTCAACTCTACAATCTGGTAATATAGTAGTAGTAGTTGTAGTGGTTGTTGGTGGAATACAAATTATATTTCCACTAAAGTCACAAATTATTGGAGAAGTAGTAGTTGTTGTAGTTGTTGGGTTTGGTACTATAGGTATAGGGCATGTTGTTATTTCACATACCGTAGGTTCGTTACATTTAGGAACACATCCAGATGTTAAACGGATAATTTTACCAGCAATATCATTAACAGACAAAGATCCTCCATAATGGGGATTGCAGTATTTAAACGTTAATATACGTTTATATGCTAGTAACTGAACAATTGAAGCAGCAGGAACACATTCACCTAACATGAATACAACATTATTGTATGCACCGTTAGCAAGCTCTGCTATCTTACAATCTATCTGTCTAAGTAAATCAGGTATCTTGTGACAATCCTGACAGTTTGTTAATCTGGGTGTTAACATAAGTTGATGTTGTTACTTCCTTATTAGAATTACCGTTACAATGAGCACATAGACCGTTAGTTAACTGACATCCACATCCTACTTTTGCACCACAATTTGCACACTGGGCCATTTTTATCTAAAGTTTATTATGTAGTTGTTACCATTACCAGTACAACCACAATTGGTTTTTATAAATTGATCAAGCATATCGCTTGCTTTTGTATATAACTTAAGAGCATCTTGTTCAGCACAATTATTTGCTAAAGAAATTGCTCCTTGAATAAAAAAGTTTATTGTGTTTAAATTTACACTAGCTTGAGTTTTAAGAGCACTATCGCACTCCATCAAGTCAAGTTTTAAAAATGCACTGTCAAATTTCTCCTGTAATTTGTCAACACGCATAATAGTCTTCTCAACATAGTTTTTATATGCTGGAGCTATTGAATATTTTAATTTATATATACCATCAGGTAAAGCTTGTTTGCAGCCATCTTCAGTTATTCCTAAAGTGTCTGATCCAAAGATGTTAGTTTCTGATGGTCGAAAAGGTAATATCTGTTTACCAAAATTTGGTACTTCTATCTCAATTGTTGGAGCTGATACAATTGGTGGACTGTCTGGATAGACAGATGCATCTGTAACAGCAAGCAATAGAGTACTATAGGTAGGAGGTACTATAATATCTAATTGTAATGTGGCTGCCATACTATTGTTTTAAAAAAAAATGCCAGAGGATATGAGTGTAAATCCTCTCACCTCTGGCATAGGTTTATGTTAATGTTCTATCCCTACTTCTGACGCTGTTTAAGCAGCAGCAGTAGTTGTAGTTGTAATGCAAGTGTTGTCATCAGAAACTTGTCCTAAAGCATCTTCTAGGATTGGCTCAATCTTAGAAGCAATAGCACTTGTATCAGCATTAGGAACAGCAATGATTACAGTTGAGTCTTGGTGAATGTAATCTCCCCATTGATAAGCTGCCTTATCTAATTGGTTAAATCTAATGTAGTAGCTATCATAAACAACTCCATCAGTCACATAAGATTCAAAGTTCTCATTGTAGCCACCCATTCTATATAGTGACTTTAAATATCCAGCTTGGTAGCTGTAGAAGTTCTTTTCTAATTGCTTGAATTCTTCAGATCCTCCAGAAGCATAAGATGCTTTTTGGACTACAGCAGAATTAGCAACGATATTACAAGCATCAGCAACAATAAAATCAGCAGTTGTAGCTGGTCCATCGTATACAAAAGTACTGAAGTACATTCTGTCATACTCGAATGGGAATGCAGCAACATCACAAGGTTGACCATATTTAGTTAATGGTTTACCTTCGATTCTAAGTGTAGTTCCACCAACATTTTCAAAAGTAAAGAAACTGTTGAAAGAAACGTTGTCTGGATTATCTCCAGGAGCTTGTTGTTGTAATTTAGCAATTAAAGAGTTTATTAACGCATTAGTATCTACGTCAGTACATACATCACCACCACACTCACAACATGGAGCATTTACAGTTACAGAACGTGTAAATCCATTGAAGTATAATGTATCAATGTAAGAAGAATGAGCACGTAATGTTAAAGTTACGATTTCACCACATTGTACTTTGAAGTCTGTTACATCAGTAATTTGATTAGCAGCAGTAGCACAACCTGATACTTTGTACCATTCTGTTACATTTGAATTGCAGGAAGCACCAGCTGTTGGGCACCCTTTAATCTTGTCAGATCTTTTAGATCCTTGTAAATAAGTGTTTGCTCTACCTTGAGCGATGTAAATGTACTTTGCATCTGAAGCAGGGTTTGCTCCACCAGCAGCAGTTACAGTTGCATAATTTTGATCAAAGATTCCTACTTCACCAGCAGTTAAATCTTGAGTCGAACCAGAGCTAGGGACATCAGTTTGCCCTACTGGCACCACGAATAACGTGGTTAATGAAAAATCAGCCATTGTTTTATGATTTAAAGGTTAAAAATAATTTTATTCATTAGTTTGTATTCTGAATTGTGCACTTTGCACCGCACTAGCGTTTTCAGTATACATTGCAAGATTTTGAACTGTCAAATCTAAAAGTTCATCTTCTAAATATGAAGCAAGCTCACAATCTTGATTAGTAGATGGATTTCCATCCATCATGACATAACCTGTTTTGTTAATATATACAGGATATCTCATATACATTATGTAAATATCTTTGGGAGTAAATGTACCATCAGTATATATACTAATAGTGTTAGATGATATTGCATTCAACGTTTCTTGATACTCAAAGCTAGGTTTGTAGTGATCATTATTAAGTAATAGAGATAAGTCTCCATGCTTACTTAAATCCTTGTTAATCCATATCTTACGATCTTTGCATTTACCTTTATCAGCCAATATATAACTATCAACATAAAACATGTATTCAGGTTTTAGTGAAGTTAGATCAGCATCCCATTGATGTAGTTCGGTATTAGTTTCTTGTAGAGGTAGTGGTTGATTTGTAAAATCTATAACTAAATTTTGTAAATCTTCGTACCTTTTTTTAAAAGCATCAAACCCTAGTTTGTTAGGGATTGCAAAACCATCAACTTTTTGTTTTATCAACTTAATCTGAGCCTCATTCAAAGCTAAGATCTTGTCTTCAAGTTGAATTTGTTGATGCTCGTTAGTTGATAGTTTATTTAGTTTTTGGTCTATTTTGTATAATAAACTATCTACTGGTATCATTTATAAAAGAGTTTTAAAACTAGCCTCTTATACAGAAGCTAGTTTCTTTGTTTTCAACTTTTTTTCTAGAACTATTAAGTCTTCTTGATGATCTTCATCTACTAAATACTTTAATAATTCTTCTTCATCCATTGCTACTTCGTATTCACCTTCATAGATTTTTCCACTTGGTTTAACTCTGTAGATTGAATGTTGAATAGCTTGTTTAATTAAATCTTTAATATGGAGTAAATTTTCTTTCATATCAGCAAATCTGTTAAATACTTCTACAGGATTTAATCCTTTAAAGCTTCCAGACTTAACTTCAGATTGTTTCAACATACTATCAACTTGGTTATATACAACTTCTTCTTTTGTCTCATCAGTTACAGGAAGTCCAAGTAGTCTTGCAACTTTCTTCTTCTTCTCAGGACTCATTGAGTCAAACTTGATAATAGCTTTGTTAATAAGCTGTTTTTTCTTGTAGACAATTGCATTTTCAATATCATCATTAACAATATAGAACTGTGTGTCTGCAGGAAATTCACCTCTTTCCCATGCTTGATAAGAAGATGCAACTGTTGGATGCACTCTTAACCATGCAAAAGCTAACTCTTGAAGAGGTTGAGTCAAATCAAAGAAGTTATCTCCATCTAAAAGTTTTACAGGTTGCACATGTAATGAATCATTTGCTCCTGTAGATAATGCATAGTTCCAGAATTTAGCTCTTGGTCCTAAGTCAATATCTCCTAAAGATGCTTGTAACTTATCTCTAAGTTCTGTAACACGCTCAATTTCTAGTTCTTTTTCAGTAGGATCTTGAATACGTTTAATGTATCCAGCAGTAGGGTCTAGCCCTGTTCTGTACTTACCGTCTAACTCTTTGTAAGGATATTTAAAAACTCCTGTTCCAGGAATTCTTGTCATCCCCATGTTAGCAAGATTACTATCCATCGTTTGCAATTGAGAACTGTTGTATTGTTTCTTGATAGTAGAAACTTTTCCTATTTTACCCATAATGTAGTTTAATTAATAATGTTATTGGTTTACTTTGTAGAATGCTCTGATTGAACAGGTAGAAACTTAATTCAGCATTCTTATGTCGAGAAGGGTGTCCCCTCTGAGGAGGGACAGTGTGGGATGAGGGGACTCTTCTCTGAGAAAGAGTTGACTAGGGAACAGTCAACCGTAGATCTCTTTTTAGAACTGTGGAATCTCTTCGATAAGTACAGTTCTAGATAAATCCTCGATGAATACATCACAACGATCTTTCATCCAGATTTCGTATCCTGGGAATTTATTAGCAGAGCTCATACCTTGAGACTTAGCAAAACCTAAGTGGTGACGAGTTCCATCAATATAACCCCAAGTCATAGAAGGTGCACCCTTCATACGTACCTCACGGATGTTGTTGATCATTGATCCATCAGACTGAGGAGAAACATCAAATACCATAAATACAGGAGTAGACTTTTTGTTTTGTCCAAATTCTAAGTTAGTTTGTGGTAAATCTAACTCTTTTAAGTGAACAAGTTCTACACGTCCAGTCTCACGAGTAACCATTGCATCAAATGCAAAGTTATAAGTGATAGACTGTCCTTCTCCTTGTAAGTATCTGTTTCCAGAATCAGCCATAAATGTTAATCCAGAGTTAAGTGCATCATCTTTAAGAGCTTGTTGGAATACATCGAATCCAGCCTCATTAGTGTACATTTTAACTCTACGATCTTTAACGTCTACTCGTCTATAGAATAAGTCTCCAAATACTGAACGAATCAAGTTTGCAGAGAACTCACCTCTATTGTATTGTACTAAGTTTCCGTTATTTCTCATTCTGTGGTATACACCAGCAGAAGTTCTTTTTAATTCTTGTTTAGAACCGTTAGTCTTAACTGTTCCAGGCTTAGCCCAGATCATTCTCTTAACTTTCAATTCTAACATAGACTTACGCATCCAGAACTCAACGAAAGGCTCCCACTTAACATCATTACGAGTTAAAGGAAGTTGATTACGTCTTTGTGGAGCATATACTAAGATGTCTAATGCTTTACCTGAAGAGTCACGTAACATTTTGTCATCAGCCCATTCAGTAATTTTGTGCTCGTATCCATATGCAGAACCTAATGATTCAAACATAGTGATCTCTTCGCCTAATCTTGGAAGTCCTAATAAATCTTGGTCAAATTCTCCAATTGCAGCATCAACTAGTTCTAATTCGACACCAGTAGATAAGAAAGTGGAGCTTACAAAATCTACAGTTGGATTGTCACTTACTAATGTAAAAGTGTACAAGAATCCAGCATTCCAAGGCTGTGGATCTTTAATTACATAGAAACGTGGTCCATACTGACGAGTTCCTACAGATACGATAGCATTTTTAGAGAATTCGTTAGTGTCAATTACTAATGTAAACTCTTGTCCATCGATACCTGGTTTAGCCATAGCAGCTGTTGAATCAGGAATGTCAATAATTTTTGGGAATTTGTAAGGTACAGCGATTTTCCATTTCCAAGCGTCACTGTTATTATCAATGTAATAAGGAGTGCTCTTGTTGATCATGTCAAGGAAATCATTGCTGTACAATGAAGATTGAGTATACAGACTGATAATCTTTTTATCATAGTCCGCAGGCTCAGTAGAGTGAAAAGACTCTAAGTGATTTGCGTCTGTTAGCTTTCCTACAGCACGCTTATCCATAGAAGCTACTCGTGCATAAGTAAAACCAGTTAGACCTGGGATTGTTTGAATTGCCATTTTATTCGTTTTAAATTATTAAATTATTATAAAAACCATGAATTAGGTTTGGTCTTTTTGTTTGAAGCTTTAGAAGCTGACTTGCTCCTAGTTACTTGCCTAGCTACTTCCCCAAATAACTGATTGGACTTTTTAGTCACACCAGTTCTCTGTATAGTAGATAGGGTAGGATCTTTTTCTAATATCTTCATCAAAAGCCCCACCTTCACTTTCAGTTCATGGTTCTCAGGTCTTTTCAAATCTAAGATAGCACGATCAAAGTCAGTGAGATTTTCTCCAGCAGGAGTTTTCCACTTGTCTACTAATAGGAAGTCTTGTAGTTCGTTTGCTAAGTTAGGATTGATTGGAATACCATCAAACTCTTTTTCTTTTAGCTTGTCAGTTAAAATAGTCTGAACATTATTTATATATTGGTTCTTAATAGCAACTTTTTGTTGTTGAACCTGTTCAGCCTCTTTATCTAGTTGTTGAAGCTTTTTAGCTTCATTCTTTACTAACACCTTATGATGTCTTGTAGATACGGCTTCTAAATCACCGTAATTTTGTAATCTCTCGATTTCTTTACTTATGTCTTCTGGTTCAAATCCTTGATCAGCTAATGCTTGTTTCATTACTGATATTTGATTATTCTCTTTAGATAAGTCCATTTCACTAAAACTTACAATTTGATTGTATGTTCCGAAATACTCTTTAGGATCTACACCTTTTACAAAGATGGATTCAAAAGCCTGTTGGTAATCTTCTCCAAATTGACCAATGAAGTTTTGAACTATCTCAGATGCTCCTTTTTTCTTTTCAGCAGTAAATCTTTCTAGAAATTCTTCTGGAGTATTTATTGATACTTCTTCTTCCTCATTCTCTTTTGTAAAGACTCCTAAGTTGAACAAGTCATTAGCTAATGCAGTGAATTGACTTCCATCTACCTGAGCTTCTTGTTCCTCTTCTTGAGACTCTTCAACTTTTTCTTCTTCAACTGTTTCCTTTTTTGCAACAGTTGTTTCTTCTTTTACTTCTTCTTCTTGTTCTTCTTCTGAATCACTTAAGAAGTCAGCTATCAAAGATTCTCCTGATTGTTTTTCTTCATCAGTTTTACCATCAACACTTTTTGGTGGTGTAATATCTTTACCTCTTGGAGGGTCATTATTTACTTCCTGTTTTGGAGAATCTATTTCATTTACTATAGGTTCAACATCGTCAGGATTACCTGAAGCAGTTTCTGGAGCAAGTAGATCATTCAACAATTGAGTATCTCCTGCACCAGCTTCAACAGTATCTTGAATACCGAAATCACCGAGTTTATCTAAATTATCAGACATATGTAGTTGTATTTTGTTACGTATTTGGTTTACTTATGTAAAACTAAGTCAAGAGTATCTAATATCAAAGTATATTTCATCCTTTCTTATAACTTTTTTGGATAATATAGCATTAATATTTTCCCCTCTCCTAATTTAATTAATTAGTTTTTCTTATTTCTACCTTTTGCATTTTCTTTTGCAACAGCAAGATCATTTGCTTGATTGTCACGAGCTAATTTTATTTTCTCTCTTTCAATCTGTAATTTCTGCTGAGCTAAAGTATTTTTAGAATTTATATCAGCCATTTTGCTGTCATAATCCTTTTGAGCTTTTGTTTGCTGTGCAGCTAACTTTTCTATTTCTAATGCATCTGGTGAACCTGAAGCATCAAGATCAACACTTGCTCCACCTTCTTTAGACATTGCATTTATCATAGCAATCTCTTTCTTGTTTACACGATCTAGTTCGTTTTGTAAGTTTTCGTTAGCTTGTTTCTCTTGAGCCATTCTAGCAGCCTCTTGCATCTGAGCTTGTGCAATCTGACCAGCTTGCTCTTGTTGTTTTTGTTGCAACTCCATCTGTTGTTGCTGTTGTTCAACTTGTCTATCTCTAAGATCTTTGAAAGTTTTCTTCATGTCTCTCATAGACTTAGTGCTATACAGTTCGATTACATCATAAAGTGTGCCACCGTTCTGAATAATAGCTTGAGACAACTGTCTAAGTTCATTAAACATTTGAGTATCTTCAGGTCTATTGGTTAAGAACACTTTTAAGTCACGAAGTTTCAAGTCTGATCCATTCACTTGAACAAATGCAGACTCTCCTTCGTTTGTTATATATGACAGGGTAGATTCTGGTTTAGAACTTTCAACATATAAAGATGCATCAATAATAGCTTGATAAAGTTGACCCATTACATACTCATGAGCAATGAATAGAGGCTCTGTCTGAGAGTAACTTTGTGATAATGCTGTTTGTGTACCTGTGGCTGTTTCTGATGCAGCTATGGAGCCCATACGCTGTTTAGACATACCAATAAGTTCCCAACATTCTATCTTCATTTGTTGAGCTAGTGTATAACGAGCTTGTATCTCTTGTGTTCTTGTAAGATCCAGAGATGTAAACTGGTTGAATGAGCTTGGACTCTTCAAGTTCTCTGGACTATCATCAACAAACACAACACCACGTTCACGAGCTTCCATTTCCCACATATCAAGTGCATCTTGTGCATCTCCATCTTTAGGAACAGGAATATGTCTAAGTGACATCAATTGTACCTTACCAACTTCTTTTTCTAGAAGCTTGTATAACTGATTCATACAGACGTTATAAATAACTTGGAAAGGTTTCATTAGATCTACTAGAGATCGTGCCTCTGTGTTCTTTACTTCATACGTAGTACCTATAATTGGGCAATAGTTTAGAAGTTTATATGGCTTAACATGATAAATGTCTGGACCAATCTTAGTTCCTTGGTACCATTGGTTAACCCATCCCCATTCTAGAGATATTTGTGTAGGCATATCACCTGACTTGTATGTTTCATCTACAAGAGTTGATTGCTCATTACCTAATTCATCTGTATAAGTAAGTTTACCTATTTTTCTTTTAGATATCCAATAACTTCTTATAACAACATATTTGTATCCAAATGAAGACACATTAGATGTAAGACCTAAAAAGTCTTGTAAGCCATCATTGTTCTCTTTCATCTCTGACTCAATAATCATACGTGTTTGTAAGATTAATGGATCATATGTATCATAGTTTATAGAATCTATTCCAGGATCAACATTTGGATTACCAAGATTTGATTCTTGTACATCAATTAGTCCATAGTCTTGTAATGAACTTCTTAAATGATCAATCTCTTCTTTAGTTAGATCTGGAAAAGCTTCAATGATTTCTGAGATTTCCATAACCTCAACAGTACCAGCAGCATACGCTCCTTGTGATCTTCCTGTTGGGTCTGATATATATTTTTTATCTGGTGTTGTAAGAAACCAAGTGTTCTTTGGATTAGCCACCTCTATGTTAAATCCAAGCTTAGAGTTATCTTCATATATGTGGTAAAACTCTCTTGCAGATATTAGTAAATCTCTAAAAGCATCCTCTGACATTTCTTTTATGTTAAAGTCTGCTTTATTTGATGTAAGTGTGTGATTAGCCCACTTCTCAGCAACAGATGTATAACTGTCTAACTGATCTTTTACTTGCTCCATTGTTATTGCCTGAATATCTTCCATAGATACTTCTTGACCAGACATAGCAGCTTTTGCCATTACTTGTTGCTTAACTTGATTAATTACGTAAGCTTGTAATGTATCTGTCTTAAACTGTAACTCTTGAGCTTGACTATCATCATCAAATGCCTTAACTCTAAATGTGTCAGGACGTTTAGATATTTCACCTACTAGTTCATTTACAGGAGTGGTGATGATTGAATAGTGTTTTACATATGCAGGAAGATCAATGTCTTTCTCCAACATGTCTGTAAAACTTTTAACCTCTGGCTCATCAATCAAGAAATCTTCTTTTCTTAATATTCCTTTCATGAGATCATAGTTCTTTACAAACGTATCTCTATTTTTTACATATTCTGTATATGCTTTGTTTGCAAAGTAATCCATAGTATTCTTCACCCAACTATCATCTTTCTTCTGCTTCTCAGTTTTAAACTGGTCAGGAAATATGTTTAGGTAAGCATACTTGATATTGTCTTCTTTTGTATATCTTATAATTGCCATTATGAAAAAAGTTTATTTTTCTTTCTATTAAACAATCCTCTGGACTGTGTAAATAGTTTATTTTTTTTGTTTCGGTTGACCATAGATGTTAATCTTATGTCCTGTTGCTCTCCTACTTTTCCAAGAATAGGATCTAGTTTCATAGCTAGCGCAATTGCTAACTCAGCTGCAATGATTCGGTCAAAGTTACCTGATTCATTGTACTGTATCATTTCTTCTAGTAGTACAGGATCTAACACTTTAGCCATACCTTTAGTTTGAGAAATAACCTCACCATCTTCGTTAGTCTCAGAGTGTACAATTTCTTCTGTATACTTCTTGAGACAACCATGTAGGAAATCTCTAATCTTTTCTGATGATCTATGTATACCATAGTCACGTCTTACGGTAGTATTTGGTACTATTTCTTTCAACCATGTAGGTTGTCTTTCCAAATATTGAGCATCTCCTTTACTTATCATGTGATCTATAAAGGATATCTCATCATTTTCACACAATGCTCTAGCATTGTAGTATTTTATTAAGTATCGTGCTTGGTTTTCCCAGGTTTCTTTCTTATCTGGACGTGCACAATAGCTCGCTACAAACATATCTTGGTATTTTTCACCAGATATAGCATGCATACGTTTATATATGTATACTGATCCTAATGATGAACTATATGCTGATTTACCCTGTCTATAAGGGTCAATACCTGCAACATATAGGCCATATGGTGGATTATCTACAGGAAATTCATAAATAACTACAGGAGCATCTTTTAAATCTGTATGTTTTAGTGGAAAGTTAAGAATAGGGCGTTTGTCTGTAAATTCATGCTTTACACCAGCACCATCATCATATAATATAACAGGAGTTCCTGTTCTTTCACCTTCTATTAGTCTATGCTTCTGACGTTTAGCTGCTTCTATATCAAAGATGTTTGTATCTTCATTTAAGAATATATCATCTACCTCTTGTGGGTAGTACATCTTTTCTTTTAGATATGCTAATCTATCACCTGCTTTCTTAAGACGCTCTAAGTTAGTATTAGTTACTTCTGTAGCCTTTTCTTCATTAGATACCATCATAGGTACATCATGTAGCAAAGAGCTCTTAGGTTTATCTAAAAACGCACCTAGTGTAGAATCTTCCTTAGCTTCCATTCTATACTTGTGAGAAATAAACAATCCATGTACACGCTTCTCATCTTTTTCATTATTGTACGTAAGAAAATTAAAATTATCTACGTCAAACATCAAAGTTTTAGCATCCATGAATTTTTTCATGTCTCCACCTGTTCCTGTAAGAATAGGACTACATCCCCACCCAAATGGTGTTGTAAATCCAGGAACAGCAGCTTGGAAACCTCGTAAGAAGTTACCTTTACCAATTTCATCAATGATTAGTCTACGAGGTTTTGTACCTGCAATAGCTTCTTCATTATTACCTTCATCTAAGTTACGAATAAGGATCTGTGAAAATGGTACACGTTCACCACCTCTAGTCTTAATACCAAGTGTTACTTGATTCTTCCAGTTATCTTCTACCCTTTGCCATCTCCACGCTTTAGGTAAGAAGTTAAGTCCCTTATCTATCTTATCTGTAATAAGTTTGATATCAGGAGCATTAAGACCTGCAATGATGTTTTGTGAGTTTTCATCAAATGTAGCACCTTGTGCAATATAACTTGCTTCAATTACAGACTTAGCAAAACGTCTGATTCCTAGTATAACAAGTCCTTTTTTCTCTTTGTTAGCTCTATCTATTTCATTTGTAACTAACCATTCATTGTCTCTAAGTAGTGGATTAGCATACTTCTGGTTAATTCTACCATACTCATCTATAACATCTACTTCTGTGTGCCAAACGTTTAAATGCCAGTATAAGAATGGATTTATATATACTCCATCCATCATACAACCATTCATACATAACTCTTTATGGTAGTTAAAGAAAGATCTGTATTCTTCAGAATCTGCATCTGGAATACGCTTTTGATTGATAAACCAATCTTTATAATCTACACTGTGTAGTTTCATGTTTTACTTTCTGTTCTTGTAGAAGTCTTCTGCCATTGCTCCTAATTGAGCACCACCCCTTGTCTCCACTTTTTTCTTTTCTTCTTTTTCACGTAGTTTATCTACTTGTTCAAGAAGAGCTAAATAATTCTTCATAGTGTCTTGTACAAACTTACCTTGACTTTCAATAGATGCAACTACCATAGGTATCACACCACCAGATTTAGTTTCTTTGTACTTAACTCTATCTTCTAATTCATGAAGAGGATTAGCATCAACATATTCTTTCCAAGAACTAAGTTGTTGTTCTGCCCAATCAAGTTCAGCATTTATGTATGTAGTTTTTTTTGCCATTTATGTTTTGTTCGTTCCACCCATCTTCCCAATATATAAAGATGAGATCACTATTAATATCCATCATCGTCATTTAGTTCATGAACATTACTGATTCTCATACCATCTCGTAGTATTTTATCTATCTCAGACTCATCATGAGGTACGTCCATATCTATACTAATTTGATATTTCTGTAATGTGTGATATAGGTTTTTATCTGTTAATCCCCACAAATACTTAGTTTCTAGTCCATCAAATGATGTAGCTAAGTGTTTTCCTAAACTCAAGGAAGGGTGATCTCTTTTAAGTTCTGCTAGTAATTTAATTATTTTGTGATAGTATGTTGCACTCATGTTTATATCAGATCATTTATGTCTTCATCAGATATAGGGTTTATATCTTCTTCAGGTGGTTTAACTTCTGTAAGTAAGTATTCTGGATCTGTTTCTTTTGTTTCTGATTGACCATCATAATATTCAGGTCTAACTGTAACTTTTATTACATCATTTTCTGAATCCTCTCTTGGTTCCCCTTCTATGTCAATGAAATCTGCTCCTTCTTCATATAACTGAGTGAGTACATGGATGAGTGATGTTACTGGTATTTTATTTAGCCTTAGATGCTTCATGTTTCTTATATTCTTGTTCTTCAATATCTGTTAATACAGCTTTCCATTTGTTTATAGGGCAAGAGCATGATAAACATTTACTCTTTGCAGAGAGTGTACAACCGCAACTTATACAGTGTGCATCTGGTCGTACAGTGGAGTGATTCTTAGAATGATGTTCACATTCATTACATATTGCTAGGCGTTCTGCACTCACCACAGCTATCTGCTCCTTTAGTTTCTCTGGAGGTAGGATGTTGTTTCTCCAACCTTCATATATCTCCTTTATCTTTATCATCTAATTTTGGTTTTAACGACATTAACGTCAGGTTTAGTCTACTAAGCTTACTCTTTATGTAATTTAATTTTTTTTCTGGGGTATTCTCATCTGCTATCATCTTCTCATACCCAAGTTTAATATCTTCAAGCTTACTTACATGTTTCTTTGCTTTCTTCTTGTTGAATAGAAACTTACCAAATCCAGAGAGCTCTACACTGTTGTTTGTCTTTAAAGCATCATGTACACCATCAAACTGATGTGTTATCACCTGGTTTATCACTCTTTCTGATATCACCATCTTTGTTGACATCTTCCTCACTATCCACTCTCTGAGCGTCATGTCTTTCGGTTTCTTCATAGTGCGCTATCTTTACTACTAAGTTTAAATTTTTTTTGAAGTCTAAAACGATGATGGGATTGACCTTCACCTTACCTGACTCCTTTACAAATATACCTATCTTCTTAAGCTTAGATACAATATTGTTGATTGTTGCTGTTGTTGTTTTGTACTTGTCACAAAATTGTGTTCTTGCATTGGCATAAGATATCGTACCCTTAACAGCTGTAAATGCTACCAACTCAATCTCACGTTTGGTAAGACCAAGATTGTTTATAGCTGATAGTATAGAATAATACTTTTGAGCTATAGCATACTCATCACTTAAGCTTTTCTGTAGCTTTTGAATGACTATCTTTCTTTCTTCCATGATTTAGTTGTTCTTATTATACATATGTACACTACAAATATACAATAAATATTTTAATGTTCTACATCTCTCTGTTTTTCAATGCTATATTATGTATAACATTTCTTTTTTCCTTTTCTTGGGACTCGATAAGTGGTATTAACTAAGCCCACCCACCCACCAAAGGTATAACATTTTTTTGATACGTTACAAATTTTGTGCAAACTTTTTTTTCTAAAAGGGCCCACCCCATCGTGTGCATAAGAGAAGAGACCCCTCCCCACAGAGACCCCACGCATAAAAAGCAGGGTTGGGATAGTCCCCCCTCATTAATAAGTCTAACATTAAAAACAGAAAGAAAATGGCTTTAGAATTTAAATTGTACGAACGTACCGAAAGAACTGAATTAGGAACTGTTGCTGAACTAACAGGTGTTGGTGGCAAAATTGGTTTATTACCAACTAACTTTAACAATCACGACAAGCGTGTTGTTATTATTATGAAGAAAGCTGATGGCACAAGTGCCCAAGTGGTTTGTTCTTCTAACGTAAGTAAGGGCTTACGAGCTAAGGAAATTACCCTCAGCCAAGTGCAGGGCTTTCCAATCGTTGAACAAATTACGCCTGATGGCGAAATCATCAACATTGTAACAATGCCAAGTGGTGGTGCTCTTGTCGAGTTCAATGTTACTAACGAGGTTGCTGAATACCAAGCACCAACGTTTGACCCAAGCGAGTTGGTTGCTTTCTAAGCAATCAATTAGTTCAGGAGGGAGGGTAACACCTCTCTCTTTTATATATAGGGTGGGATAAAAGAAAAGGGTGGGCATTTAAAGCACAAAATAGTTTATTTTGGTAAATGTTTCATAACTTTTTGTGTGTATGTAAGAGTGGATGTGTTCACAGTATCCACTTTTTACCACCTTTTACCACCTTATAAAAACCGAGATGTATAATAAATATATATAGCAATAAATAAAACTTTCATCCAATTGCAGGTGTTTGCCTTAAAAATTAATGGACATCAGGCTTAAAGATAACCAACATACAAGGATTGCAACCTTGTGAGAGTTTTTAATTTAAAGATAAGTAACATTATGAAAAGAAATGATGACACATGCAACACAGCAGTACTTATACTCACTATACTATGTGTTGTTATGTACTTCTTAGGTAAATATACATGATATGGAAGATGATTTTGATTACCAAGGACGTTCTAAGAAGCGTTATGAGAATAACATGAAGATTGGTTGTCTTATAGCTATACTCTTTTGGGGTTTAGTTATAACTATCTTCTTATACAAAATGTTTTGGGCATAGAATGGCTATTAAGCAATAATCAGGTGGTGCATCACCCAACGCTGCAGGAGAGCATGAGCGCAGCCTTCTATGCTTCAAAGCATATTAATAAATACGTTTAATCAATAAATACAACAACAATGAGAAAAATTAAGTTAACACCTGTACAGTTTTACAGGTTTAGAAAGGTTGCACTTCTTTATGGAGTGTTATTTATGTGTAACATATCACAAGGTGTTTACACAGTGGAAGCTAATGATGATAAGCTAGAACAAATAGGTTATTAGTCATGGCTCACAAAGAAGAAACTTGGGACATAGAGTACTACGATGTGGTGCTCTTTGTTACAGGATGTTACAGTCCTGAAGAAAAGAGGGTAATGTATAACTCAGACTTATCTGGTTATCCAGGAGCACCAGCTGAATTTGATATAGACAAGATTCAGTGTGGTAGACAAGACATCATGGAACTACTAAGTGGTAGTCAGATTGATGAGATAGAGAAATTAATACTAAATACACACTACGATCATGAGTATTAAAGAACATAAGGTGCTTGCAACAGGTTTGCATTGCATTACAGACAAGAAAGGACGTGTACATGTTTACACAGAGAAAGAGTATAGC